GATTGCTGGAGTTGGTCCAGTAAAATTTGTTGAAACAATTGAAATTTTTAAGAAAAAGAATGACGCAGAAGAATATATTCTTAATAATACTGATAAATGGAGTAATGGTATGGCAGTTCGTGTTAGTATTGACGGCAAAATACCAAGGAAACCTTCATTAGAAAAAAGAAAAAAAGAAATAGAAAAGATAGAAGAAATTAAATTAGAGATGGATAAAATCTATAAAACAGCTGTGGATAATTACAAACAAGAAATTAAAACTAAATATGAAGAAAATAAGAAGTTAGAAAAACCAAAATTAATTTTGATTAAATGTGATAATTGTCGTTCTCAAATTAATTTGGATTATTATAAAAACCAATTTCATTTTTCAACTCAAACTATAAAATGTTTTGTATGTAAAAATCAATTTATGGAAACTAAAAACGCAAAGGAGTATAATAAAATTAAAGTAAAATATGAGAAATTAGTTGATAAAATAAAAGATAAGCCTTTGTATCATTATTTATGTGGTGGTTGGAGTCCTTGTTAATAGAAATATTATTGATAATATTTCCAATATTTTCTCCAAAATCTAATTATTTTTTTATTTATGTATGAATTTTTATCATTATAGTTATTTTTATTTTTGTTCGATATAATATTTAAGTTCGGAATTCTGTAATAAAAATTAAATAAATTTAGATTAAAAAATTTATATTTATAGAAATTTAATTTATTATACATAGTAAAAAATATAATATATATATACTTTTATTTTTAAATTATAAAGCACTATTTTCTGTATTTTTATCTAAATTTTGACAATCTTCGCAAATGAAACATTCTTCAGAATTTTGACAATCTTCACACTTTCTTGACAATTCTGATTTTCTTCAAAATTATTATTATTACGAGGTAAATTTGACTTTAAAATTTCTTCTACTTCATGGTATAATTTATGATTTGTATAGTCTGGTATATGTATTAATTGTATTAAAATAAATTTTCTAGTAATATTAGAATTATTATGCCCTCCACTATGATATATATTATTTTTCATAAATACAATATCTCCTTTTTTTAAGGGAGTATTAGTTCTTGCATTTGAAAAAATATTTTTAAGTTCAATATCTTTGTTAATAGAATATCCTTTTTCAGAATCATTAAAATATCCTATTTTACTATCATAATTATTATTTTCAATATAATTATAATCTACTTTATTTTTTTTATAGATAATAGTTGGACCACATTCAAGTGGTGTATCATGTAAAGGAATAAATATTTGAAGTCCTTCTAATATAAATTTATTATCTAAATTAGAATTTATTTCATCTAAATTAGTATCAGATTTTAAATTACCATTTTTTAAACTTAGGGGATAATTATAATCAATATAAAAATCATCTTTATGAATTTCTTGTTCTATTGAATTGGGTAAAATAAAGAAAGATATAATATGATATAATTCATAGTTTAAATTAAAAATATTTGGATATTTTAATTTTAATTTATGCATAAAATCTGATGTATAATGTAATAATTTTGTATAAATTGTAGAATTTAAATATTTTTCATAACTTATATTAAATTTTATTTGTTCTTGTTTATTATTTTTAATATACATATCTTTATTTTTCTGAGAAGTAAATGTTCCTCGTGTTATTTTTTCACCAAATTTTTCTTTATAAGTTTTATAATCTTTAATAATTCCTATTGATATATCAGGAATATTATGATTAATCCCATATTTTGGAAGTGTAGGAGTTAATTTGTAAGAGTATCTATCAATATTATATAAATTTTCATTATTTCCTCTAATTGAAATACAGTCTGGAAATTTTAATTGATAATCTGATATTATATCATTAAAAAATTCTATATCTTTGTCAGAAACAATATTAGATATTTTTATAAATCCTTCTTTATCAAATTTTTTATAAATATATTCATTTTTAATTAAATTTTTAAATTTGAAAATAATAAAAAATATAATTATTAAAATTAATATAAAATATTTTATATAACTCTGCATTTATAATATAAAAATTATCTAGATTTAATTTATAAAATTTAAATTCATTAAATTAAATTATTGATAAAAATTTTAATTAAAAATATCTAATTTTTTTAAAAAAATATTATATTTGTATATAATAATATACAAAAATATAAAAAATATATAGATATATATATATAAAAATGGAAATAGACTCAGAATTAAATTTACCATTACTAGAAAATATTGAGAATGATATAGGGAATGTAGAGTATATGGCAACTAAATTAAGAGGTATATCATATAGAAATAAAAATAAATTATTTTTAAAAATAGTACAGGGAGATGAGTGGGTAATACCTAAAGAATATACTTATAAAAAAAAGAAGAAATTATTCGTTCATGGAGATTATATACAGATATTATTATTAGAGAATATAAAGCAATTAATTAGAAAAAACGAAAATATGGAAACAGAAATGAGAAGGATGAAAGACAGAATATATGAATTAGAAAAAAGGAATTTTAAAATATAATATTTAATTATAATATATAAATAAATGTCAAAATACATAGTTAGAGAATTAGAGGTGTCAGATTATAATAAGGGTTATTTGAATTTATTAAAAAATTTGACTGATGTTGGGACAATAAGTGAGGAATATTTTAAGAAACAATATGAATATTTGAAAAATAGACAAGATTCTTTTGTTAGGGTAATAGAGGATAAAATGGCAAATAAGGTTGTAGCTACAGGAACAATTTATATTGAATATAAATTTATTCATCAGGTAGGAAAGGTAGGACATATAGAAGATTTAGTTGTTGATTCTGATTATAGAAATAAAGGATTAGGAACTATGATAGTAGAAAATTTAAAACTATTAGCAAATGCTAATGGATGTTATAAAATTACATTATCAAGTCCAGAATCATCAGAACAATTCTTTAGTAATAGAGGATTTAAAGTAAAAGAAAAACAAATGGCACTTTATTATTATAGATAAATAAAAAAATTAATACAAAAAAATAATAATAAATATAAAAAATATAAAGATAAATAAATAAATATAGATATATAAAAATGAAAGCAGTAACTCTTAATAAGTATATGCGTCAAGTAAAAGAATTTGATTATAGATTAGCTAGACACGATATGTATGCGTCTCAATTACGTTCATTAATGGGACGTCCTAATTATGATTTAAATTATGCAGATTTTCTTAGAAGAAAAATCCGTAGAACTCGTAGTTAAATTTAAAAAAAAAGGATAAAAAACCAACAAAAATAAAAATAAATTAAAATAAATTAAAATAAATAAAAATAGATAAAAATAAATAAAAATAAATAAAAAATATAAAATATAAAAATTGATACTATTAAGTTATATTTTATAATATTAAAATATAATTTTTCATATATAAATGTCAGATTGGTCTATACTTTGGTGTTCTTTTGAGACAAAAATTAGGGATTATATATTATCTAAAAATTTCAATACAGATGTATATTTTGATTATTCAACTGAAATAGTAAATAGTGATAAAGAATTTTATAAATTAGATATATTAACAAAGAATAAAAGTCATGATGGACTTTTTATATTTTATAGAACAAAATGGAGTAATTGGTCGAAGGAAGAATGTTTAAGAGAGGTATTAGATTATATTGAAAAGATTGATAAGAAAGAATTAATGACTTATGAATTTACTTGGTCTAAAAATAGAGAAACAGAAAGGTATAAATCACATTTTTATGGATATGATTATAAAGAAGTAGTAGATAAATTTTATTCATTAGATACAAATACAGAATATAAAATTTGGAAAACAGAGTTAATGCCTGAATCATAGTATTTTAAAACAAAAACCAATTTAAACATTATCTCCTATAATACATCATACGGAAATATAAAAGCAATTAAAAAACAAATAATTAGTTATTAATATTAATAAATAATGATTAAAAATTTATTTTTAGTATATCTATTCAGTTTAGTAGCGGTAGATGCTATTGGGTTAATTCAAAATCAAGATGCTCGAATTTTGAGTGATACAGAATATAATTATCACTGGGGACGTTGGGTTAGCCAATATAATAAAAGTTATAGTCATTTAGAGCATGGACAGAGGAGAGAAATTTTCAAACATAATTTAGATTATATTATTTCTCACAATATGTATAGTAATGCGACTTATACATTAAAACTAAATCAATTCGCAGACTTAACTAAATCAGAATGGAAAAAACAATATACAGGATATAAGCACCGAGAAAGAACAACAAATGATACAATTAAACATTTAACAAAATCATGGCTTACATCAGATGTAGATTGGAGGAAAAAAGGCGCAGTCACACCAGTTAAAAATCAACAACAATGTGGTAGTTGTTGGAGTTTTAGTGCAACTGGAGCGATGGAAGGAGCTCATTATATTAAAACAAATAAATTAGTAAGTTTAAGCGAACAACAATTAGTGGATTGTAGTTCTGCTGAGGGAGACCATGGATGTTTTGGAGGATTAATGGATGATGCGTTTCAATATGTGATTAATAATGGTGGTATTGATACAGAAGGAGACTATCAATATACAGCTACAGATGGAACATGTAATCAAAATAAAGAAAAAAGACATGCAGCTACTTTTTCAAGATTTCAAGATGTTCCTCCAAATAACGAACAACAATTAGAATTGGCAGTAAATAGACAACCAGTTAGTGTTGCTATTGAAGCAGACCAATCTGATTTCCAATTTTATCACAGTGGAGTATTTAATGCTCAGTGTGGAACAAATTTGGATCACGGAGTATTAGTAGTTGGTTATGGGTCTCAAGATGGAAGTAATTATTGGATTGTAAAAAATAGTTGGGGTGAAACTTGGGGAGATCAAGGATATATTTTAATGGCAAAAGATATTAAGCAGCCGCAAGGACAATGTGGTATTGCTATGAACCCAAGTTATCCAGTTGTATAAAAGATAAATATAAAAAATATAAAAAATATTAAAATCAAAAATATAAAAATATAAAAATATAAAAAAAATAATTAATTTTTATTAATTATAAAACAATCCTAAATAATAAATTATTAAATAAAAATTTAATCACAATTTAATTTAAAATTAATATATAATAAAAATATTATATATTAATATAAAAAATAATGGTTTCCGCAGATTTATCTGGTCATAAACATGTATTGTATTTTACATATCATTTCTCAAAAATAGATAATTTATTAAGATATGTATATGTTGATTATAATAATTCAGTTTATTATGGAGAATTGGTGCGTGAGAATGGATTAAAAATTGAAGAAAAAAATATTTTAGATAAATTGAAATCTGATTATAAACCTAAAGCAAGAGCATTAAGTAGACAATCTAATACTCAGTGTGGATTTTCTGAAAGTATGATGGAAAGATGTTGTTGTACTAGAGCTCGTAAAGAAAGTGATGCTTCATATT